GACTGGAGTTCAGACGTGTGCTCTTCCGATCTTGCGGCACGGCTTTTACTATACCTGCTATAATCTGAGGGAGATTTTTAATAATGGACACAAATAGCTCCACTCCGGTAGAAGCGATTTTTCCCACGTTTCCCAAAATAGCACTTACAAGACCTGAAATTATCTGAGGTATTGCCCCAACAACGGTCACTATTATCTGGGGCAGGTTTTGAATCAGTGAAACCAACAGCCTGAAACCTGCGTCAATTATCTGAGGTATAGAGTTGATAAATGCATCAACTATGTTGTTTATGATTTCCGGTATAGCGGCCACAATGGCTGTGATTATATCGGGAAGAGCCGCAACAAGTGAGGTTAAAAGGGTTATTCCCGTATCTATAATCATTGGGATTGACTCAAGGAAATATGTAACTATTCCTCCGATTATCTCCGGAAGAGCCGCTATAAGGATTGGCAAAGCATTTAAAATACCCTGTGCCAAGCCTGTTACCAGCTGTAGTCCGGCTTCTAAAATCATTGGCAGATTTTCAATCAGTGTTGTGACAATCTGAGTTAACACCTGTACTATTGCCGGTATCAAGGTAGGGAGAGCCTCTGAAATACCTGTTGCTAAAGTCGTAATAATCTGCAAAGCTGACTCTAAAAGTAAAGGTAATGATGTGATAAGTCCATTGATAAGTGTTAAAACCACATTCAAAGCGGAAGTGGTAAGCTGAGGAAGAGCCAAGGCAATGCCGTTTACAATAGTAATTATCATATCTGTTCCGGCTGTTAAGAGCTCCGGAAGACTTTCCGTTATTGCAAGAATAACCACAGGGAGAATCTGAGAAATTTTATCCATCAGTGTTTTTGTAAGTCCGGCAACGCCCTCAGCCAATTTGCTTGAGGCATCGGCTGTTCCGTTTAACACTCCCTGTAATCCCTCGCCCATAAGCTCTACAAACGGCAGCATTTCTTCCAAAACGTCCGCCGCCATGTTTTTAAGGGAGGTCATAATTGGTTCTGCAACTGCTCCCAGCTTGGCGTAAGCGTCTGTAAGTCTTGCCTGAGCCTTTCGAGATTCTATAACGTCACTGTTTAAAGTTTCGTAATTCTTTGCCGCATCTTTATAAAGACCGTTGAGTGTGTCTGTGATAAGAGCCGCACGCTCCTGTTCCGAGTTACAGCCGTCAAGTGAGGATTGGAAATCGTCCTCGCTTATTCCTGCCCAGTTTAAAGCGTCTGCCAAAACTCCGGTAAGCTTTCCAGTTTTTGCGGTTTCGTTTGAAGCTTCCGTTAAACCCTCAATGGGCAGACTGTCCCCGAAAGTTGCCCAAACACCGGCGGCAATATCCGTCCATTGGGAAAGCTGTTGCTCAGATTTACAAAGCTTTGCAAGATGGTTTACCGCCTCGACGCTTCTGTCCTCTTCGCCTAAGATAGAATAAAAATCGGTGTAAGCATTTCCTGCCTGCTCTGCGGTAAATCCTGCTGTAGTAAAGGCAGTGTCAAGCTTTGCTTGGTCTTCACGGTATTCTCGGGTAGATTCAGCAAGCTCTAAAAACTTTTTTGTAAGCCCTACCAGGGCGGCACCTGCGGCAACAGTGGCGGCTCCCACGGTTACCGCCATTCCTTTTACCGCTGTGCCTATATTTTGTATGGCTTTTGAGGATTTTTCAGCATCATCCGAAGCACCTTTAACCTCATCTCCGAACTCGTCGGCTTCCTTGCCGGCGTCTGAAAACTCATCACCTGTATTTTTAAGGCTTTTTTCATTTTGCTTAAGCTCACGCTCCATATCGTTGAGAGCGGCCTCAGCGTTGTTAAGCTGGATCTGCCAGTTCTTTGTTCTCTTGTCGTTTTCACCGAAAGAGTTAGATGCATTGTTCAAGGCAGAGCGAAGTGTTTCGATTTTCTTTTTCTGTTCATCAATTTCACGGTTTAGAACCTGATTTCTGGCGGTCAGAGCCTCAACCGAATTATCGTTTTTGTCAAACTGGGAGGAAACAAGCTTCATTTCCGAACCCAGCACCTTGAAGGATTGGTTTATTTCAGTTAATGCCCTTTTAAATTCCTTTTCGCCCTCAAGTCCTATTTTTAATCCAAAATCATCCGCCACTTTATCACCTGCCTTTTAATTAAATTCCACAAGGGATAACATCATCGATGAAAACTTCACGCTTCGGTTTTGCCTGACCGTTCCACTGTTTATGACATTCCCATAGGTCTAAAAGCAAACCAAAGGGCATGAGCCACACTTCATCCTGAGTTAAATTAAGGTGGGCAAGACCGTAATAAAGAAGTCGGGTGAACAGTTCTTCATCTGTTACCCGACCTGTGAGTTTTTTGTGTTGTCCTCGCTTACAATGTTTCTTTCCGTGCCTTTGTAGAGAGCTTCTGATAAGGCCGATTTAAAGCCAGCCAAGTCCAAAGGTGAAGTCAGAAGCTCCACCATTTCTTCTGTCAGCAGTTCTCTTTTGTTTTCTTTGTTTTTGATGTTGTGAATTAAAATAGACTGATTTGCCAAAAGGGTTATAAGCCAAACAACCTCATTTAATGCCATTTCAAAGTTTTCCGACTTTAACAGCTTATCTCCCAGATTTTCAAGACCGCCGTATTTGCCGGCTATCTCCTTTGTGGCTTTTGTGGTAAGAATGAGGGTGTACTCCTCACCGCCCAGCATTATATTTGCGCCTCTTTCATTTTCCATTAAATCCGCTCCTTTAATATTATGGTTCTGAATCTGCATAGGCTGGTTCGTAAACCGCGCCATACCATTTGCTTATGGTGTCTGCGGTAACTGAGGTGTCTCCCTCTGTGACCTCCGCTTTCCATGGGTGTCTGCCTTTGGCGTCAACCTTATTTCTTCTGGTTACAGTTCCCTCAATGGTAGGTGTGGAAAACTCTATGCTTTCGCCCTTGGTGGTCAGGTTGGTTGAAGGTATACCAAACTGCACCCTGTAAAGCCAGAAGTACCTGTATTTTCCGTTTGACTTTTTCGCTCTAAAGCCTACTGCCACAGGGTCTGCCGCATCCTCGCTTGCTGAAACCACAACACCGTTTTCGTCAATTACAGCTCCTGTAAGGTCGGAAGCTGCCTCAGAACCTATATCGTCAACACCCAAGGAAAGTGTTCCACTTACAAATTCTTTTACTATCTCGGCGGCTCCGTCATCGGCATAGAGTATCGCCTCTGCAAGCTCCACAGAAAGCTCTACAGTCATTGCTTTTGCCAGCTGTTTTGGTGTATCGTAGGTTTCATCCCCGTCAGCTCCGTTTGTTATCTTTGCGTAAAACAGCTTATCAAGGCCTATTGTTGCCATATTTATTCCTCCGTTTCATAAAAATTCGCCGTATCAATGGCGTAATGATGATAGCCGGTATCGTCCTCGTGACCGATATACCGTCTGTCTGTTATGGTTATTTCAGCTTTCAGAAGCTTTTCCGTAAGCTGATTTTTTCTTTCTGTATAGTTATTCTTTGTGTAAAGAGAAATTCTCACTTCCTGAATATCAACGCTTGGAGAGTTATCGCCGAATAGGGAAAGGGTGTCAGTCATAGGGGTTAAAACTATATATTCATCGGGTGCAATATCAGAAAACACGCCTGTTTCAACAGGTATATTAAGGCTTTCTGCAATACCTTTAAGTTCAGCAAGCAAACTCATAATTTCTTGATCTCCTCATTAAAGGTATCAATCATAGCCTTTTTGCACCGGGAACGTGAAGAGGATATTGCAGGCTTTAAAAATGGTTTTGCCGGCTGACCGTGCTTTCCGTATTCAAGGACGTTTGCAACCATTGCATTGGTTGCGGTGTTATAGCTTCTTTTGCTCTTTGCTTCATACTGTGTGCGCCTTGGTTCGTTAAAGCCTATTTTTATGTTGTGATTGCCGTCTTTGTCTATATCCATCGGAGCAATTCCTAAAGACTCTTCAAGTTCTTCGGTGGAGCGTGATTTATACTTTGTGCCTGAGCCTACAACTGATGAGAGATTTTCCCTTATCTTTTTAATCATAACTTCACCGCCTGCCTGCAGTACCTTTTCAGCTATCATATCTGTATTTTTTCCCAGCTTTGAAAGCTTGTCTAAAAGTTCATCAGGCATCTTTATTGTTTTTAAAGACATACATAACACTCCTTTATTTACTTGGTGTAATTTCCTTAGCCAAAACCTCCACATACATACCTTTGCCCTTTACGTCCTCAACGGAGGTTATATCAAACCTTCCGTCATTGCACACAATGGTCATGGCTGTGGTTATTTTTACTTCGGGAATACATCTGAATCTGAAAAGATGGGTGGCGTCGGAAAACGCCGCCCTGTTTGCCCATTTTTCGCTGCCGTGGCGTCCCTCTCGGTACGCCCTTACAGTCGCTATGATTTTATCCTTTTCAGTCTTAAAACCCTCGTCGTCCTTAATGGTCTCTTTTTCCACTATGTCGATAAACTCCGTCATTTTTCCAAAAGACATATCAAACCTTCCATTCTCTGTCCAATCTAAGCAGAAGATTCACCGTATTCCAAACCTGCTGACCTGCCTGAACATTGTCCGCAAAAAATCCACCTGTAGAGCCGTCACGGCTTTCATAGAAATGGGACGAAAGCATAATGACCGCCTGTTCAGTTGTAGCTGGCATCTGATTTTCGCTGTAAAATCCTGCCTTTAAATGCTGATAGCTTTCAGCGTATGAAATTGAGGCGGTGATGTAGCATTTCAAAAGCTCATCGTCCGCCTCGTGGTTTAGAATAAGATTCTGTTTTACCTTTTTTAGAAGTTCCTCAATCATAATCGTTATTTATTAGCCGGCGCTTTTCTGCTGAAGAACCTTTACGGCTTCGGAAAGAATAAGCTTTCCGTCAACTCGCTTTGATGCAATAAATCCGATTTGTCCAGTTTCCGCAAATCTTTCGTTTAATCTTTTAAATGTAATGCCCTTTCTGTCGCCGATCCAGTAAAAGCTGAAATCACCGAAAGCTATTGTTTTGTTGCCTCCTGATACCTGAGGAACGTAAGGGGAGGTGTGCAGCCTTTTGCCAAGGAGTGTATCGTATCCGCCCTCGTGAAGTGCCGGCTGCCAAAGATACTGACCGTTGGAGTCCTTAAGCTTTCGTATGTTTTTAATGGTTGAGTCATTCAAAAGCCAGACCGCCTTTTTCCTGTAAGCACTGTTGAGGGAATAGAAAAGGTCGATAAGCTCGTCAGAGGTTATGGCTGTGGCGGAAGCGGCGGTAACTCCAACATCTGCGCCGCCTGTTTGATTGAAAATGCCCAGAGGTTTTCCTGTGCCGTCGCCGTTGAGAAAGGATTCTTCCTCCTTGTTGCCGATTCTCCTTGAAAACTCGGTTCTAAAATAGCCCTCAAGGTCAAAGGCAGAGTCACTGAGAAGCTCCTCGGAAATCTTAATCATTGTAGCAACCTTGTGTGCTCCGATAAGCTGCTGACCGAATTTTTCGTCGCTTTCCGGAATTGCACCCTCCTCGTCAACCCATGAAGCAGTTCCCTTTGTGGTCACAATAGGGATTTTGTGACTGCCGGAAGCGGTGCTGAATACGTGGGCAAGACTTCTGAAAACATTTTCCTCCTCAAGGGACTGGACAAGTGTGTTTTCAAACTCATCAGGCACAAGATATCCGCCCTCTGTATCAGTGCCCACCTGCAAAGCGTTTCTAATCTCGTGGCTGATAAGTCCGCCTTTGCTTCTTGTCTGCGCCCAGAAAGCCTTGTTGTATTCGTCAGAGGCTCGTCCGGTTTTCGTATCTGTTTTATTTGAATTTGGTTTTTCGAGAATAGGGGAGTTGACCGGCAGGTTCATTTCTCTTTCAAGGGCATCAAGCTTTTCCTGTCTTGATATTTCGTTGCCCAAGTCCACAATCTCCTGTTCCATTTTCTCATAGGTGGCTGTGTCCTCCGCAGAGAGAATGCCCTTTTCATTTCTGTGTGAGTCGAGAAAAGACTTGGCATTTTCCCACACCTTAGCACGCTGTGTTCTAAGTTCGTTTACTTTGCTCATGTTAAATTCCTCCTGTTTATGGTTTAATAAGATTTAGTCTTTTTTCAAGATACTCTATTGGAGTTCCTGAGTTTTCAATTTCCTTTTTGTGTCCGGTGATTTTGTCAATCAATGAATTTGTCACAGCTCTGCGGCTGAAAGTAAAGCTGTTTTCGGCATTTGATAAATCGGAAATACTGTCGTTCTTCTGAAATAAAATGCCGTCGGCAAATCCAAGCTCAAGAGCTTTTTGTGCGTTCATCCAGGTTTCCGAGTCCATCATGTGTGAAAGCTTCGCTCGTGATAATCCGGTTTTAAGCTCATAGGCGTTTATTATGCTTTCCTTGACCTCGCTTAGCATATCAATAGCCTTTTTCATTTCCTCGCTGTCACCGATAGCGACAGTGAGAGGATTGTGAATCATCATAAGACTTACCGGTGACATCAAAACTTTTGTTCCTGCCATAGCGATAACCGAAGCGGCAGAAGCGGCAATTCCGTCAATCTTTATAGTTACATTGCCCTTGTATTCCATCAGCATATTGTAAATCTGAGCCGCCGCCACGCAGTCACCGCCGGGAGAATTTATAAAAACGGTTATGTCGCCGGTTCCGGACATAAGTTCATCCTTAAAAAGCTTAGGAGTTACATCGTCCTCATACCAGCTTTCCTCAGCTATTGTTCCGTTGAGATACAGAGTTCTCTCCGTCGTTGGTTCCTGATTCTTCACCTGTATTGTTTTCCAGTTCCAAAACTTCTTCATTTTCGCTCTTATCATTCCTTTCAATTATGGTTTTTATGGGAAGCATATTGCCGTTTACAAGATACAAGTCGCCGCCTTCTTCGGCAGGGATTCTGTCCTGATTTTCAAGCTCCCTTATGTCGTTTGCGCTCATCCAGCCGTTTTGCCTGCCTATGGCATAGCCATTCATTCGGCTTTGATAGTCACCTCGCAGTAGTCCTTCAAGGTTAAACTTTACAAAATATTTTTTCTTTTCCTCTGGTGTCAAAAGAGCTCGTCTTATAGATTGCTCCCAGCGGACTATCCATGGGTCAAGTGTATATTTCACAAACTCCAAGGACTGCTGTTCTATATTAGAAAAGCTCGACTTTTCAAGATCTCCCACCATATGGGGAGGAACTCTGAAAATTCGAGCTATTTCATTTATCTGAAACTTTCGTGTTTCCAAAAACTGAGCTTGTTCCGGCGATATGCCTATTGGCGTGTATTTCATTCCTTCTTCCAGAACCGCTATCTTATTGCTGTTGCCACTGCCGCCAAAAGTGGACTGCCAGCTTTCACGCACTCTCTGTGGGTCTTTGATAGTGCCGGGATGCTCTAACACACCGCCGGGAGCAGCTCCGTTTGCAAAAAACTTAGCTCCGTATTCCTCACAGGCTATGGCCATGCCGATAGCGTTTTTCGCCATAGCGATAGGGGAATACCCTACAAGTCCGTCGAACCCAAGACCGGGAATGTGCAGAACCTCTGAGGGGTTGAGGTAAACAACTGTTCCTTTCATGGTATGGGCTTCTTCCGGTTGAGTGACATATGTATAGTAGAGCTGTCCGCTTTTATCCCTGCTTACATCCATTTTGTTTGGCATAAGGGGATACAATGCAATAATTTCATTCTTGCCGTTTCGGATTATCTGCGCATAGGCGTTGCCCCATAGCAGAAGATGAGTCATTAAGGTTTCACGAAATACAAAAGATGTCATCTCAGGATTTGGCTCATAATGGAGCAGACTGTAAAGTGGGTGATCTATGGCTTTTTCTTTGCCACCGTCATCGGTGTATCGGTAAAAGTGAAATGGAAGACCTGCCACAGCTTCCGATAAAATTCTGACGCAGGAATAAACCGCTGTCATCTGCATTGCAGAACGCTCTGTAACAGCTTTACCCGATGAAGAACCGCCCATATAGAATGTATATCTGCTTCCGGCAGTCTGATTTTTTGGCTTATCACGGGAATTAAATAAGCCTGAAAATATGCTCATAATTTACATCCTCTCTAAAAATGGAATAAAAAAATCTCCCGCAAGCGGAGTTAAATATTTTCCGCTTATGGAAGACTGAGTTGTATTTTAATTGATATTTATATTCTGTTTTCTTCGCCCCAAATACAGAGCTGGTCAAGAATTTTCATCAAAGAGCGACCTCTCTCGCTGAGTGAGTATTCAACCTTTGGCGGGATTTGAGGGTATTCATTGCGCACAATAAGCTGGTCTTTTTCCAGCTCTTTTAAATTACTGCTCAAGGTTTTGTCGGAGATTGTTTTAAGATAGCGTTTAAGCTCGTTGAAGCGCACTACCTCAAATTCCATAAGACAGTAGAGAATTACCATCTTGTGCTTACCGGAGATAATGGACATGGTGTAGCTGAAACCTGTATCTTCAAAATTTGCGTTTTCAATGTAGTTCTTTATCATTTTACACTTTCCTTTTGTATAGTAACTGTCTTTAATGACAGTACTTGTATTTTTATCATTACTTGCTATAATTATAATTGAACACGATGATTGTGTCAATTAAAAAGAAAAGAGAGGTAAGTAAAATGAGAAAACAGCTTAACATTACTGAGGGAATTTTCCCGATGCCGGTATTGATGATAGCCACATACAACGAGGACGGCAGCGTGAATGTTATGAACGCCGCATGGGGAACTATGCAGGCCCGTGATATTGTTGCGTTGAATTTGTCCGAATCACACAAGACAGTAAAGAATATCAAGGCCAGAGGCGGTTTTACAGTGAGTATCGCCGACGCCTCTCACGTTGTGGAAGCGGACTATTTCGGTGTTGAATCCGGCAACAGAGTAGCCGATAAGTTTGCAAAAAGCGGAATGACAGCGTCAAAGTCCGAGGTTGTAGATGCTCCGGTAATCAATGAATTTCCTTTGTGTCTTGAATGTAAATTTATTGAATATCAGGGTGATGAATACGGCTGCGGCGTAATAGGAAAGGTTTTGAAAGTCACAGCGGATGAAAGTGTTATGGAAGGCGATAAGCTCAATATGTCACTGGTAAATGCCATTGCATTTGACCCATATACCCACGGCTATTATAAAGTTACCGAGAGAGTGGGGGAAGCCTTTAAGGACGGTTTGCAGCTGAAAAAGTAAAAAAAGTTTTATCGAAAGGGTTGCGCTTTAGCGTGACCCTTTTTAAATGAATAAAAGTCCACGGCTGTCGTAAACGCTGGCTGTGTTTTGGTTGCCGCATCTTATTGCCCTGTCCAAAGCCATAATGGCTGCAACGGCTCCGTCAATTTTTTCAGAAGATTTTTCCTTGTCAGGTTTTATATTTCCCGCTGGGTCTGTTCTTATGAAAATGTTGTCCATCATCCAGCGAAGAACCGGTTGTCCGCCATGGGCAATCTTTTCTTCTAACACCAGCTTCATAAGCTCTTTTGTGGGCGGAGACATATCCTTAAATCCCTGACCGAATGGAACAACAGTAAATCCCATGCCCTCAAGGTTCTGCACCATCTGGACAGCACCCCAGCGGTCAAAGGCTATTTCTCTAATATTGAACCGTTCTCCCAACCGCTCAATGAACTTTTCAATGTAACCGTAATGTACCACATTTCCCTCGGTGGTCTGCAAAAATCCCTGACGTTCCCAAAGGTCATAGGGAACATGGTCACGGCGGACACGCAGATCCATGTTTTCCTCAGGTATCCAAAAGTAGGGGAGAATCACGTATTTATCGCCCTCGTATTCAGGAGGAAAAACCAGAACAAAGGCCGTTATATCGGTGGACGATGAAAGGTCAAGACCGCCGTAGCACACACGTCCCTCTAAATCCTCTTCTGAAACAGAAAAAGCACACCTGTCCCAGCGTTCCATAGGCATCCAGCGAACAGCTTGTTTAACCCATTGATTTAGCCTTAGCTGACGGAATGAGTTTTCCTCACCGGGGTTTTGCTTTGCAGATTCACAGGCGTCCTTTACCTTGTCTATTGAAACGGTTATTCCAAGAGAGGGGTTAGCTTTTTTCCACACCTTAGGGTCCGTCCAGTCGTCGCTTTCCTCGGCTCCGTAAATAACAGGGTAAAAGGTATGGTCAATTTTTCTTCCGTCAATAATGTCTTTGGCTTTTTGGTGTATCTCGTAGCAAATGGATTTTGTATCGTTGCCAGCAGTGGTTATTAAAAAATATAAAGGCTGCATTCGGGCATCGCCTGAACCTTTTGTCATAACGTCGAAAAGCTTTCTGTTTGGCTGTGTGTGGAGCTCGTCAAAAACCACGCCATGGGTGTTAAAGCCATGCTTGTTTCCCACATCAGCGGATAAGACCTGATATATGCTTCCGGTGGGTTGATAGATAAGCTTTTTCTGGGAATCCAAAATCTTAACCCTTTTGGAGAGAGCGGGACACATCCTCACCATATCCGCCGCCACATTAAAGACAATGGAAGCCTGCTGACGGTCGGCGGCGCAGCCGTAGACCTCGGCACGTTCTTCGCCGTCGCCGCAGGTGAGAAGCAAAGCCACAGCCGCCGCAAGCTCCGACTTTCCCTGCTTTTTTGGAATTTCTATGTATGCCGTGTTAAACTGCCGGTATCCGTTCTTTTTGACAATTCCAAAAATGTCACGGATAATCTGTTCCTGCCAGTCGATAAGTTCAAAGGGAGTTCTCGCCCAAGTACCTTTTGTGTGGCAAAGACACTGAATAAACCCCACGGCATAATCGGCTAAGTCCTTGTTATACCGGGACCCCTCTGCCATAAATGAAGTGGGCTTGTACTTTTTAAGCTTTCTGATAAATGTCACCTCCTAAGAATAGATACGAAAAAAGCGCCTGTTTCCAGACGCTTTTTTAATATTTGTTATTCTCCTAAAATATAGAAGCCTATATAATGTTTTCCGTTATTTAACCAGTCGAGCAAGGTTTGATATTCTAACGGCTTTTTTATTTCTATTAGCTGTATAAAGTGATTTATCTGTTCTTGAGTATAAAAATTGATACCGGCCGGGTCAATGGAGCCTTGTTTTAGATTTGCATAAAGTCCGTCGGTAATGATTTCCCCGTAATTAGTGAAAAATATTTCTAAATCATCTCCGTAAACATATAGAGAATCGTTTTTCCAGTGCTGTATTGAACCTGTTGTGAATATTTGTTCGACAGTCGTATTTTGAGGTAATAGACAATATTGAAACTCTATAAAATCCGAACCGCCGAATTTTCTGCGTTCTTCCTGAGACTTAAATTTATGAAACAGCAAACAATCACCCTTTCAGTCAGATATTTCTTATAAATAATATCATAGCAGCAGCGTTGTTTCAATAACTGTTCCTGTGAATCGCTTCCAAAATCTTTTCCTGTTCCTCTAAACTTATGCCAAGACCTGACAGCGCTTCTTTTATACCGCAGTCCGGACAAATAAGTGTTTTGCCGTCTTTTCTCGAAAGAGCGGAGCGGGCAGTGTATGCCTTTCTACAGTAGGGGCAAATGTTTGTTTCGTGGCTTTTGTTTTTCATATGTTACCTCCGCAGTTTAAGCAAGCGTTTATCAGTGGTTTATTGTCAAATCCGAAGTCTCTGTAACCCTCAAGGCAGGTTCTAAGATACAAGGATGAAGGCTTTCCAATGGGTCTGTCCTCGTGCATGATATAAAGGAAAACCTTTCTGTTTTGCACCTTTCCGGTTTTTATTCCATTGACCGGAAGTACAATTTCTTTTTTATAGTAAAAGATAGGGAAGCCCTCGTATCTATCCAAGGAAAGCTCATCAGCCTGTGTCACTTCCCAAATAGCGATTGGAACCTTGCAGTTTTCTTTCGGCTCAACTGTTAAATAATAGCCGGTTTTACTGCCTTTGAACAAAAGCTGATTGTCCTCAAGTACCGATGTTCCGACAATTCTGGCCTGTGGACAGCGCATTTTCATCTGTCTGATATTGAGATTGCTTCCGTATGCTCCGTAGTAACGTTTTTCCATAATATTCAGTCCTTTCAATGTTTTATCACCACCTTAAGACCGCCGAAGCGGTCTGGGTGATTTTTATTGTGTTTAGGCAACTCTGCCGTTTCTGAAGGCTGAATCTCCGGAAAGCTTTCTTGTGAGAATATCTCTGGCAGTGGAAAATTCCTCGCCGATAAATCCAAGTCTTAAAAGCCATGTTCTCATTGCGTACTTTGGATTTTCGTTTTGCTGTGGCTTTGGACTTGCAGTTCTCACGGTTTTTGCCATTTGGCTCAATGCCAAGCAAAGCTGAATGTAGCTTTTAAGCTGTCCTGCGTGAAGTCCGTTTTGTTTTCCGTTTTCCGGTGCGTCGAATTGAAAAAGTCTGAATTCAACTGTTCCCTTTGTAAAGGTTGCGTGGAGGTTAAGCATATGGTAGCGGCTGTCGTTGTAGTGGTGATCCCTGCGTAAGTCTGCTCCGTGGCTTCCGTACCAAATGTCTGCAAGCTCCGCCATGGTATTAGGTTTTTGGAAGTTTATTTCCTGTAAAAATTCAGGGTTTACCATTTTGCAGTAGCGGTTCATTCTGCCTTTGTCAATTTGCAGTGCTTCCGCCAGCAGGCTTTCATGGCTTGCCATAATGTTTGCGAGGTTTCTCAGGGTTTTAGGTGTGTGTCCCTTTGCTCCAATGTGAATGTGAACTCCGCAGCCTCTTGTAGCGTCGCTTTTTGCTCCGGCTCTGCGAAGAAGTCTTACAAGTTCCTGCAGTGTTTCCATGTCCTCGTAGTTGAGAATAGGTGTCACAAGCTCGCATTTTTCATCGTTGGGACCGGCAATGCTTACGTCCTTTTGGAATTTCCATTCTCTGCCTTGTCCGTCCCATACTGAAAAGGTCTGATAACCGTTTCTTCTTGCTGTGTTCTGGTATCTGTTTGTTCCAAAAAATTCAGCGGCAATCTTTGCGGCTTTTTCTCTTGTGATGTTGTTCATCTCTATTTCAACGCCGATGGTCTGTTTTTTCATTTCGTTAACCTGGTTCATAAGCTTTTCATTCATTTCTGTGTCCTCCGTCTTTCTTTTGGTACACACATATTAACTCTAAAAGCGTACTATATCCAGTGTTTTATCGATAATATACTACACGATGTTGTGTGTCTGTATTTGTGTATTTTTGACATTACAGACACACGTTTATTTTTATTTGAGCCAGCTTTTTAAAAAACATATTGCGTCTGAAAACCCCGCCTGATAATAAAAATTGATTGTTTCTCCGTCAAGAACATCGTATGCATTTTCACATTTTCTGAAAAGAATTTCCTGTTCAGGTGTCAGCGTGTCCCTGAGCTTTTGAACCGTATCACTAAAGCTTAGATAAGCTTCTTTAAGGCACTCGCTTTCGTTACTGCCGTGATAATTTATTCTGGAAACAATAAAATCATCAATGGATTTTTCCATTTTAAATACCACCTTTCCTGATTGGTAGTAACATATATCACTCTAAGAAAGGCAAAAATCAAGGGTAGACGGAAAATTCTCCGTTATGGACAAATGGGTTTGAAAACTTTTATGGGAATGTTTCGCTTTCTGCATTGATCTATAACATACTTTGTTCCTCGGGAGCTTCCGTCCCAAAAGGCAAGAACCAGATCTGCATTTTCAATTATAGTTATGTTTCGCTTGAGGGGAGCGGAGCGTCCGTATTTGCTGTACTCCGGCAAAAACTCTGTAAGCTTGATATTATTGAACATGGCATATTCCCTTGCGGATGTATCAACACCTTTAGCGCCGCCGGAAATTATTTCAGTAACATTTTCGGGGAGATATTTTCCTAAATCATTGACATAAAGATTTCTTGAACCAACAACTGCGACTTTCATATAATCACTCCTAAAAAATAATAGATATACAGTATATCTAAAAACATATTATAACACATGATAGCTATAAAATAAACATATAATATATCTATATGGAGGCAGTTGTATGGCTATAAAAAGTGTATCAATACGTATAGAGGAAGAAATGCTGGAAAAGCTGGGCTTCGTGGCAGATTATGAGGGACGTTCCGTAAACAGTCATATACTTGTATTGATTAGAGAAAACATAAAAGCTTATGAACAGGAACACGGAGAAATAGATGGTTCTTTAAATCCGGCAGACAATGTAAAGCCGACAAGAAAGAAATAAACTCAGCTGAAAAGAGGAGCAATTATGGATGAAAAGCTTTTGAGATATACATTGAGAGTTGATAGATTATTATTTAAGAAATTCAGATATATAGCGGAGTCTGAGGGACGTTCTGCAAATAAAGAAATAGAACAGTTTCTGAAAAAGCGTGTAGCTGAATACGAAAAGGAAAACGGTAAAATTCCGGTAGATAACGGTGAAAATAACTGAATTTGAAATGTGTTTTATGATGAAGCAGAGAGATCTGTTTCATCATTTTTTGTTATCACAATCTCATCGTATCTGTATTTCTTACCATCACGAATAACAAATACACCGTCAGATGAACCTGCCTGCTCTATGTAGCGATTGACTATAACGTCGCAGAATTTTTCGTCAAGCTCAATGGTGTAACAAATTCTTTGTGTCTGTTCGCAGGCTATAAGGGTTGAACCGGATCCGCCGAAGGGGTCAAGGACGACCGAGTTGCTCATGGATGAATTCATTATGGGATAGGCAAGAAGGGGAATAGGCTTCATAGTTGGGTGGTCGCCGTTTTTCTTTGGTTTGTCAAACTCCCAGATTGTTGATTCCTTTCTGCCTGTGTACCACTGGTGTTTTCCTTTTTTCTTCCAGCCGTACAGCACAGGCTCATGCTGCCATTGGTATGGGGAACGTCCGAGAACCAAAGACTGCTTTTTCCAGATACAGCATCCGGAAAGATAAAATCCGGAATCTGCAAAAGCTTTTCTAAAGTTCAGCCCCTCGGTGTCTGCGTGGAACACATAGATAGAAGCATCATCAGCCATTGCGCTTTCTGTGTTCTGAAAGGCGGCAAGGAGAAAATCATAAAAGGCAGTGTTATCCATATTGTCATTTTTGATTTTTCCTGCGGAACCCTCGTAATTTACATTGTATGGCGGATCGGTAATCACAAGATTGGCTTTAATGCCGTTCATAAGGAGCTCAAATGTTTTCTCCTTTGTGGAGTCGCCGCACACAAGTCTGTGTCTGCCCAAAGTCCACACATCTCCAAGTTTTGAAAATGTAGGCTTTTTAAGCTCATCCTCCACATTGAAGCTGTCCTCTTTTACATTTTCCTGAATGGTGTCCTTGTAAAGCTCATCTATCTCGGCAGGGTCAAAGCCGGTGAGGGAGATATCAAAGTCCACAACCTGTAAATCCGCTATGAGCAGTGAAAGCTTGTCCTTGTTCCAATCGCCGGAAATCTTGTTAAGAGCGATATTGAGGGCCTTTTCTTTGTCCTCGTCCATTTCCACAATCACACATTCAACCTGTTCTATTCCCAAGTCAATGAGAACTTTAAGTCGTTGATGACCGCCGACAACTCGTCCTGTTGTTTTGTTCCAAATAACAGGTTCAACATAGCCGAACTGCTCTATTGAGCGTTTCAGCTTTTCGTATTCCGGGTCGCCGGGCTTTAAATCCTTTCTGGGGTTGTACTCCGCAGGCAAAAGTCCAGAGACGTTTTTCTTTTCAATAATCATAATCACAGTCCTTTCCTTGCACTGAGCAATCTTTCCATCAAATCGTCCTGTGGGTTTGCTCCCGAGTATTCAGTGGAGCAGTTCTCCTTGACAATTTGATATATTTCATTCCATAGCCTGTTGGCTTGGTTCATGTAGTTAATTCCAATATTGATAAAGGGGGAGGGAATGGGTTTTCCTGTAGTTGGGTGCTTGGAGAGATATCCGAGGGTTGAGGTCATTTCCTCGCACTGAATCCAGCGGGCGGCACACATGGCGTAACGCTCAAGAAGCTGAGGCGAAACCACAGCGGTACATCCTATAGACTTGAGCCAGTTCCATGTTTCCTCATAAATATCCTTAGCCTGTAGCTTTTCACCGTCACGCTGGGTAGCTGATAAAAAGTCGTGAGGCTTTGGCATTTCAACACCGCTCACGTCCGGAATATCAAGGATTTTAAGCTTCTTTCCGCCTGTGTTACCATTTTCAATTTTTTCTGCAAGAGATTTTTTCTTTCTCCCGGCTCCAGGTCTTGCACCGCCCCGTCCGCCGGTGTTGTTGGATTTAGTAGGCACTTTCTCACCGTCCTCGTTGTTAATTTGAAAATAAAGATGTATAATTAAATTAGAAAATCTATATTCATGGAGATATTTTATGATAAGACAATTTAAGAAAAATGATTTACCTGCCGTTATGCAGATATGGCTTGATACGAATATTAAAGCGCATGACTTTATTCCAAAGGA